AACATAATCTATTGTAACACCTTCAGCTTTGTTAAAACTAGTTTTTACAGCTCCAATACCAACAGTAACTATATCTTCTACAACTCTTTTATTAATTAATTCGTATTTATTAAAATCTAAAACATTATTAATAACTTCTTCTTCAGCTATTTCTACAGACTGTTTATAGTTTAATTGCATATGTACTTCAAGCTCTTCTTTTGATTGAGGTAAATTTGCGGGATCAACTACATTGTAAACATCTACACCTAAACTTTGCTGTATATTATCTAACAAAGGTTTAGATAACATGTCTCTTAAAATTGATGATGCGTAGTTAGTTCTTTCTTTTTGTGAAAAAGGATCTTGAGCGTAAGCTTTTATATCATATTTTTTAGAAGAAATACCATTTACAACTATATCTACAAATTTAGGTATTATAGGTACTGGCTTCCAGTCTAAATTTAAATAAGATAAATCACCATTAATAGATAATTCATCTTTATATTTCTGTACAGGTTGTTCACCTCTAGCATATAATCTTAATCTATTAAAGTTTTGAAATCCTTTTTGCCATCTTGTTCCGTTAACTCTACCACCTCTAAACCATTCATATTCAATGGCTTGCCCTACTTGCAGACCATACTCTAAACTAAGCTTTTCCGCGACAGGTACCACCTGACTAGGAAAGGAACTATTAGTACTCGTATTAATCATCTAATTAATTATTTTTGATTTTGAACCTTTGTTGTCATACTTAGAAAAATTTAAACTTACTTTTTCTTTTATATGTTCAGGTATAGGTCTATATTTATTTTTATTACAAGCCATGATAGCCAAGCCAGAGCTTATTGATGCATCATGTTTTGTTCTTTTGTTTATATCAAACGCAGCCCAGTCTTCTAATGTTCTTTGAAAATACATTGTTCCGTATTGTTCATTATTATATCCTACAAACATTTCAATATAGGATTCAATAGCTGCAGCGTGAGCTTGTTTAACATCTTCACTTGAATTAGGTATACCACCTATTTCTTTTTCCGTTACAGATAATTTATATGCTGTTTTGTCTGGTCTGTTCATAGAGTAACCTCTATAACCTCTTCTTTTTAAATGATATAATAACCTAGGTTTATTATTCTCTGCTAATATAGGCATACCATAAAAATGCAAAGCCATAAGCACATCTTCAAAAAATGTTTCAGCAGTTTGTGGTCTAGCTATATATTCTAAAAAAAATAAGTTAGGTGGACAAGTATCCATAGTAAACTTAGTTAAACCGTGCAACGCACCTTTAGATCCTCTACCATCTACAGTTCCTGATATATCATAACTATCACAACCAAAAGCACCCATATGTTCATTAGCAGGATACTTCATACCATTTTTAATAATAAATCTATTTTGTTGTTGAACATCTGGAACCCAAGATACTATAAACCTACCTTGTTTACTGGGAACAAATTGAACGCTTGTATCTTTAATCCCACCTTCCCACATAAAATTACCCTGTGTAACAACATTAGAGTGTTTTAAATCTTCATTATAATCTATTTGTTCATAGATTTTTGTAAGATTAAACAATGATTGTTTTGTTTCATCTCTGAAAGCATGTTTCTCTGTACGTGGAAACTGTCTATATAATTCATTAAGTGCATCAGGATCATTCTTAAGGCCATCTACTTCATTTTCCCAGTGTTCGATAACACCGATTTCAATGGGGAAACCATCTGGCCCTTTTTTAGGTTTTTCCGGTGTCTCAAAGACAGGTAATCCATAAGAATCAATGTATCCTTCGTAATTCCACTCCATAGGAATGAACAGGCTATATAATCCCGAGCTAGTCTGCCCGTTGCGGTTTCTTCTGGTAACGTCTGAGTCATCATACAATTTTTTATAATTTCTACCTCCTTTATCTAAAGCATTTGACGTTGATCCCATCATACATTTACCTATAATTCTAGAACCTAATCGTAAACAAGTTTTTGTAACCCTCCAGTTGTTTAATATATTATCAGGTTTTTCCCACTTACCAGATTCATCATGTACAAGTAACTTTAATTTTTCACCATCATAACTATTGTCTCCTGTATTTTTCCAGTCAATAGTTGTATCTAATCCTTCTAATTCTTCTAGTTGTTCATTATTGTCTAGTTTACGTCTTGTAAATCTACTAGCAGGAACTCTGTATGCAAGTTCTGTTTTTGGTCGATCCATACCGTCTTGAATCGGCTTGAAGAAGAAAGGGTAGTTGACTGAAATTGGTACGATTTTATCGGTAAACATTTTCTTTGCATCAGCCCCAGACTTTGATAAGACGCCGTATCTAGCATCACTAGAGATAGTGGCAAGGTTGACAGTTTCGCCGGATGCCATGAATGAAAAACCAGACCGTCTGTTTTTGAGGTAGCACATTCCGTAACATCTTGTATCTGCTTTACAAGCTTCCCAGAATATATAGAATAATCTGTTTGCTTCCCTAAAATCTGCTTGCCCAACATCAATCTTGGACCACTGCAGGTACATGTAATGAGTACCAGTAATATAAGTAGCTTTACCTTTATTAGTAAACCAATAGCCTTCGTGGCGCCTAGCAAATTCTCTATCAATATACGCATACCATTTTTCTTTGAAATCATCTGGATATTGTTTCCAGTCGAATATTGTTTTAATCTTTTTTAATGTTTTAGGATATTCGTGTACTTGCCACTTGTCATAATCCTTGTTAACATCTTTCTCTTTTGGTAGTGCTATTTTTAAATTTTGTATTTCGTATACTTCACCTATTTGACCTGTGTTAGATATAACAATAACATCATATTCTTTATTATAACCATATTTCCACTTTTTAGATTTATTCAATCTTTTTATTACATGTGGTTTTATATGATCAATTACTTTATATAAAGTTTGCTTATACATTACTTAGATCTTCTTTCTGCAAAACCTCCAAAAGCTTTAGCTTGAACTTCTTCTTTTGGTTTTTCGTTTAACATATCTTCTTCTTCTTTAATACGATTAAGTATTTCAAAAGCATCAAATATAGCTAACTTTTTAGTTGCAGCAGCATTTTTTAATCTATCAGCTGATATATCATCATCAGAATCAACTATAGCTTCTTTTGCTACCTTAATAAGTTCCTCAACCGCTTTGTGCCCAGCTAGGATTATATTCTGTTTCGTTTCCTTGACGTTCATACTTAATTACAATATCATTTGATTTCATACAATAAAGACGCTTGCCATCAACTACAAAATCAAACTCACCAAACGGTGAATAACCCACAAGGTCTCCCTCATTGATTTTTAACGCTTCTAATGAACTATTACCATATTTTAATATACCAACAAGGCGTTCTTCTAAATTAGCGTCTATATCATCATTGTTATGAATTGGACTTATAAAGCATCTATCACCAAAAGCTTGCCATCTGTCTTTAGATTTATATAAATATATTTGATTTAATTGAACAAAATATAAACCATCTTTAAAATATGATCTACTGTTTTTTTCTTCACCTCTTATATCATAAAATCTTCTAAACACATTATGATGTATCATAATTAAATCACCTTTTTTAATAGGTGTTTTAAATGCTTTTGGTACTGCTATAACTTTAGCTATATTATTTACTGATTTAAAACTTTCTGATTGAGTGTTAATTATAAGGCTTTTGTCACCTACTTTAACTTCATTATTATATCGCTGGCCGTAGGGCTCAACAATAAAATCAAATATACTTTTCATTAGTATTCTAAATCATATTCAACGGATATTGCCATGTTAGAATTAAACTTCTTCCACGGCAATACTTCGCTGTTCTTTTTAATGTAAATGTTATAAGAATTATCTTTTGAATCAAAGAGTATATGAGATATAGTGTGACCTCCATATACCGACTGAGTCAAAGAATAATGCATAGCATCTGTTTTGTAATCAGATCCTATACTGATCTTTCTAATAACAGATGACATTACTCCTTTTTGTCTTCTTCTTTTTCGATAGGAGTGTAAGTACCGTCTTCAAGATTAATGTTAATCGATCCGTACTCTTCTTCAAGTTCTTTTTTAAAGTCTTCAGTTTCTTTGTTTACTTCGTGAAACTTAGATAATACCGCGGTTTTTTGGGCTTCTAAAAATCCTACTTCGTTTAACAACTTGTTTAAGTCTTTTTGAAATCCTTGGATTTTTTCTAATTGGTCTTTTTTAATTTCCATTTTTAATTTAATTTAATTTAACTTAGTTATTTATTTATTAATATAGTTACAGGTTTTATTTATTTTTTAAATAAACTTGTAGCTTTTTCAGTTGTGCGTCCGCCAAAATATGCTAAAACAACAGCCATCATTACTTTTTCAAATGTATCGTTCCATGTAACACCTATGTTAAATGGTATTGATTCCACGCTATCTAATATTCCAGCTAGTGAGAATATAACAATACACCACACTAAAACTAATGGGCGTACGTTTTTAGAAAGCCATGAATCTGATATTGAATCAGCTTGCCATCTTGATGTAACAGCTTCCATTTCTTTATTCTGTTGTTCAAATATAAGCTGTTGTAATTTTATTTTGTCTTCACCACTTACATCAGATTTACCGATAGCAGCAATAGCTTCAGCAGGTGAAGTTACACCACTTAACACACTGCCTAATGCAGGGTTAACTAATGATGCAGCACCGAATAATAGTTTACCTACTGTTGTGTCTTTAAATTTTTTTTTAGGATTTGGCATAAGCTTCTTTTTCCCAAGGTAGGTTTTTAGCACCTTCCTCCATTGTTTTTCTTGAATAACGTTTACCTCTCCAGTAAACTGCACTATCATCATAATCCAAATCTCCTCGTTTCATTTGATCAATATGAACTTTCTCATGCCTAACGACATCTTCAATTTGTTTTGGATCTTTAATATTTTTATTTATTAAAATACTTCCGTTTCTGTCTGCTTTTCCTAACACACCATCCTCTAAATCTACATTGTAAATTGGGGTGTTATCTATAACGTATGGTGGATTAATTTTAAAAGCCATTACTTTCCAGGAAATAATTTATTAAGTTTTTCTTTACGCTGTTGACAGCCACAGGGTATGTTTAAACCCTGTGACACTGAAT